ATAAACAGGACATCCAATGCTTCACAGCGCAATTTTTTCAGTGCCGTTATAACATCCTGGTCCTCTGCCAGCATCATAAACGAGAATGCCGGTGATTGCGCACCTTTGCGGAGCGGTGAACCCCATCGCGTCTCATTACCACCTCCGTATTCCCGTGGATCACCTGCCGGCATATCTGGATTATGCACAAAAGGCGTTACCAGTACCTTTGTCTCATCAACGGCGGCAAGTAAGGTGTTCCAGGTTGAAGAGATGAGAGCTGTGGTTACTGAGGCAATAGACTGTCCCGTTCTCCAAAAGATGAGTTTTTGAATCTGGCCTATATCAGCCGGGCATGGATTGAGGATTGTAACTGCACTTTCTAAGGCAGCCGGTGTAGGACAACAAATCGTTAAAGTCATTTTTCATTTGATTTAAGACCCTTCCCATAGATCGATTAAACATTTTTAGACAATTCAAAATTAAAAAATCCATTGGTTACAAAAAAATTTATTTATATCACTCTACAATATACATGATAGAATGCGGAGAAATCACGACTAAATTATCATCAATATATATCCTGAATGTCTTGCTGCGATTGGCAGAGGAAGGCTGCACGTAATTTATACCAAGCCAGACCGTATCACCTGATTCTGCCTTAAATCTTTTAGAGAAATGTTCATCGCATTTTCCCCTTGTATATTGATTTTTTAGCATAAAAATTACTGTATAACTATAACTATCATCACAAAGAAATCCATATAATTCAGCCTCTGCCAACCCGTTAAATTCAACTTCAGGCACCCTGTAAGATTCTTCACATCCGCAAAGAATCAGCAAAAGTATAATCAGCTTTTTCATCTAACAAACATTACTCCCTTATTATCTGCTTTATCAAGCATAGGCTTCCAGTATTCTTTCAGCTGTGGATGGGATATAGCATAGATCATTTCCAATGCCTGTTTAAATGATGGAAGGATCCCTATTGATTTCAATGCACATTCCGCAGCTTTGGGCCATATCTGCATATCAGCATATATCGTAGAAAGGATAAAATATACTTCGGCTGTTTCATTTGTCGGTTGCGCAATTTCGATATACAGATTGAGATAAAACATCGCCTTCAGCGGCTCTTTTCTTTGCAGCCATTCACGGGCAATGTAATAAAGCGCACGGCTGTCGTATGGATTTTGTTTTAAAGATTCTTCCAGTATCCTGAGTGTCCTGTCCGGTTCTTTATCGTGATTGGGGCCATAATCAGCATTAATAACCAGGCTTGTAGCATAAAACTGCTTCGGATCAAATATTTGGGATTGTTTCCCAGGACCTTCAGGCCACCAGCGTAATGAGTTATGAAAGGCTCCGTAATACCATATCTCATTAATATTGCGAAATACCCTGGGCTGTGATGTTTCTTCAAGGGCTGTTTTAACTTTTAATGTAAGAACATCATACTTTTCAATCCATCTGGAATTTATCATGTCCTGAATTATCCGAATATCAAAATCAAAATATTCATCCCCGTCAAGAATAAATATCCAATCACCGGTTGTGCATTTGCGCTTACATTCATTACGGGCATGGGAAAATGATTTTAAAGAATATGGCTCAGTATCAAATTCAGAATATTCGTGCCAGTCCAGATCGTATCCTTTATCCTGATATTGCTTGTAAATTTCCATTGTTTTGTCAGAGCTGCCGGTATCAACTATTGTGATCTTGTCAATACCTTTCATTGAGTCGAGTGCTTTCGGCAGCATCTCCTCCTCATTTTTGATTATCATTGAGGCTTCGAGCTTTTTGTTTGAACCGGGGATCCTTTGCTTAGTTGCTTTCGCGGATTCTTTTTGCTGCTCTCTTTCGATGCGGCGTTTCGCATGGCGGGTATTGGGAAGTTGAATGGGTTTAGTCATATTCAAATTTTATTGATGTTTCATCGCATATTGATTTACATGCCGGACAAAGATTTAATATCTGTAAGGGATAGTGATCGTAATATCTTATTGTCTCTCTCCATAAACCTGACCAGTCACATTTCTGACAATGATAAAAAGGGATTCGGTCTTTCATAAATTTATAATTTCCCATGTTGTTGCCGGGGTGCCCCTGACAGAATCAATTTGTTTTTCATGTCAGCTTTACATAGCCATCACCCAATATACCACCATAGCCAGAACCAATGCCATAGCCACCGCCAAAGTCAGATCCTTTCCTTCCCGTAAAGAAATAGATTTATAATTTCCTAAATTACGCTGATGCCTGTATATGGCCGCTTTCTGGGCTTTGATTTTGTCGGTAAGTGATGGTGCTGCTTCATACTGCTTTAGCATCTCATCTCGTCCAATCCATTTCGCAGCTGCCGGAGCAATGGCAAGTCCCAAAAGGCTCTTAAAGAAATCTGATCGTTTCATTTACAATTATGTTTGTCTGATATTCATATTTTAATTGTCATCTGATTTGTGCCAAATAATGCTCCAATATGATGGATGAATGTATGTCTTCCGTAATCCTGAAATAATCCTTTTAAAAGAATTTCACAGCCTTCATAATAATCTTTGAGTTCGAGAAACTCTTTAAAATCTTTGGATTCTTTGGATCTGTTCTGATCTATCAGTTCCAACATCATATGTGAAACTCCTTGGATAAAATAAGGCCAGGAATTTTGAATATCTTCGGGCCAGAAAATATCTGAAGTTGCGCGAATTTCATGTCCTAATAATTCAATAGATTTGCTTTTCAGGATATTGTTATCCTCAAGTAACCTGACTGATTTGTGAGTATAAAATTCATTGGCAAGTGAATCTCTGAGATCTTCCTGATATGACAAAAAAGACAATTGATGGCCTATTGTATCATTTGCCCAGCGTCTGTGGAATCGCCAAAGTCCGAATTTATATTGATTCAGAAGATCCCGGAATGCGGTATCTATTAAAAAAATGTCTGCCCATTGATTTTCGAGTCCGTGATATCTTAATTTGAATTGAACCCAGCGTTTCATGATTGATTATTTAAGTATATACATTAACGAAATTAGTAAAATCCCGGCAATAATCCCAAGTTTGAACCAAAATATTATCCAATCTCTATTAAAATTATTCCCGCTAATTGCCATAAAATCAAATTTATGAAAATTAATTCATTCTATTTGCCTCATGCCCCGCCTTTTTCTGAACTGTTTCTTCTGAACAACATAGCGCAAAAGGTCTAATTCGTGATTATAGTCATCTATCGGTTCATTCAAAAATATATCCTTATGAATATCTTTCTTCCAGGTATAATTATCAAGTTCTTTCTTTGCATTAAGGCTGTGTTCAGTGATAAGGATAGGAAGATAATTCTTTACAAGGTTAATTCCATCAATAACGGAACCGGCATATTTCATGCATGGAACAATACTAAATCCCTTGCTTTTTAATTCTTTGATTCCGGTCTTTGCAGCCGAATCAGCAACGATCAATTCCCGCCCTATGCCATTCGCCCGAAGCCTGGATTCTATAGAGTCCGATTCTCCGATATACATCAGATTATGTTCATAAAAAATCTCATCCAGAACAATTTTACCATCATATAATCCTACTTTTCCACATGCCGAAGGATCCGGGAAAAAACCGAAATCTAAACCATAACCCCAAAAATCAGCATCCGAAGGCCATTCTTTGATGATCTCATATTTGTAAATAAGCCCTTCGCGCTTTGAAGCTATCCCCAAACCATACACGGACCATTTATAAGGATCAGCTGTCCCGCGCTTAATATTCGCTTCAGTTGGTTCATATCCCAAGATCTTCCTTTTTACAGAATCTTCAATGAAGGGATTATCATGAACTGTCGAAGTTATTACAAAAGTTTCCGGTAATTTTTTAAGGTTATAAATGAAATGCTCCTCTTCAGTAGGATTGTAATCAAAGAACATCATCTTTTTTGTACGCATATCAATCTGCTCAAAGTCCTCTTTACCGGCCTCCATCGTTTCATTCAACCAGGCATAATCCTGAGTCAACCCATGCATCTTCTGATAGTCATCCATGCCATTAAATTCAATAGAACTATTAAAAAACCGGTAAATCAGTTCTGTTTCATTTGAATTGATCTTTTTGTAAATGCCTATCGATTTGATATAACTTATGAAATCATTGTAAACACTGGCTTTTGTCCAGGTACGTCTTTTGCGCCAGACTGTAAGTCGGTGCCTGCCTTGCCCGGCAAGATTAAGATAACTCTGAATTAAAGAATAGGTTTTTGTCGAGCGCGAACCGCCCTCATTGATGATATAACGATATTTCCCGGATTGGATAGCCTGCCAGGTACGGTCAAATATCCTGCTTTGCTTTACCTCTATCTGCATCCCCAATGATGTCTATTTTGAATCCCAAAGGTTCCCCGTCGGAAGTGTGGTCAATATTTTTAGTGTCACGCCATTGTTCAGGTTGCCTGTTTTTGAGCCAGAATATTGCTGCAGTTGTGTCCGGAGGATAATGTTTAATTATTTTTTCCTTTATAATTTCGCCCTGATATTGAGTTATAAACAGATCCTCATGTTTATATCCCATTGCCCTTTGATAAAGCCGGTCAGCAATATTTGCATCGGCAATTATTTTACCGTTTTTTAAGGACTCAAAAAAATCAGGATAATCCTTTTTCCAATTGTTGATTGTTTGCTCAGTGGTATCAAATGCTGAAGCAAGTTGTTTATCGGTTGCCCCGAGTAAAGCTAATTGATATGCGATTCTGCAATATTCATCTTTGTATTTCGATGGCCTTCCCATAGCCTTAATGTTTTGGACAAAATTACGGAATAGTTTATAAGTTATCAAATAAAAAAGGGATGAGCACCTTGTACCCTCCCTTAATCGAACCGAAGTTCTAAGCAG